TGCGGCATGGCAAGGGCACGTGAACATCTCTGCGACTGCGGCATGGCTGGCTGCGACACAGGGTGCGCTGCGGGCATCGCTGCCGCTGCCATCTTTGGCTACGGCGCAGGCGGGCAGCAACCAGGCGGCGCAGGTGTCGGTGACGCTGCCGGTTGCGGGCGTGGTGGGGCTAGGCGCTGTGGCGCTGTGGGCGGGACATTTGACGCTGTACGGCGCAGCGGCGCAGACAGCGGCGGCCAGGCTGGCGGCGGCGGGCAATGTGGCGCTGGACGCAGGCGCGGAGCTTTCGCTGGCGGCTCTGTATGCGGGTGGCGTGGGCGTGCACCTTGCCGTTACGGCCACGGAGGGACAGACCGGCGCACCACTGTATGAAATGACGCTGGGGCTGGATGCGACAGCGCAACTGGCCGATGATGGACGTGTGGTGTTTGTGGGCCATGCACTGCTGGGCGCAGGTGCAGGGATTGCGGCGGGCGCAAACTGGAGGACGGGCGCAACGCTGCCGTTGGCGTCGGTGGCGGGCATTCTGGCAGCAGCGCAACTGGCTGGGCAGAGCAATGTGACACTGGCTGCGGTGGCGGCCACCGTGGAGGACGCGACGGCGCAACTGCTCTCGGCACTGGCGCTGGCAGTTGAAGCGGGTGCAGTGCTGGCCGGCGGTGCAATGTCGGTGACGGTGACAACGCCGGACGGGCGCACGTTGACGGTGGCGCTGGACTTGCGCACGCTGGAAGTTGCGATTGAGCCACGCACATTGGTTGTTGATTTTGAGCGCAGGATTATACAGGCATAGGAGACTGACATGGAGATGGATGGCTCGGCAGGAATGGAGATGGGCAGCGGGTTGAATGCACGCGCTGGTGTGGGCATGGGCGCAGGCGCAACGACGCATTATACGGTGGAATGCCACGATGAAAACGGGGCGCTGCGCTGGGTGGAGGAGTTTGACAATCTGGTGGTTGATACGGGGTTGAACGAGCTGTTGAGCGACACCTTCAAGGCGAGCGCCTACACAGCGGCGTGGTATGTGGGGCTGACGGCAGGATCGCCATCGTTCGCGGCAGGGAACACCATGGCGAGCCATGCCGGGTGGACGGAGAGTGCGGCCTACTCGGAAGGCGCACGCCAGACGTTGACGCTGGGCACGGTGTCGGGCGGGAGCGTGAGCAACAGTGCGAGCAAGGCAACGTTCAGCGTCAACGCGACGGCGACGATTGGCGGTGCATTCGTGGCAAACAACAGTACAAAGAGTGGCGGCACGGGCGTGCTCTACGGCGGCGGTGCGTTCACCGAGGGCAACCGCTCGGTTGTCAACGGCGACACGTTGTCGGTGACGGTGACATTGAGCGTTACGGCGTCCTAGGGGGGCATGATGCGCGTACTCAAAGACCCGGACGCCATCCTTGACTATGCGGTGGATTGGGAGGCATGGCTGGGCACAGACACGATTGCAAGTGTGGCGTGGACTGTGCCCGCCGGCCTGACACTGGACGCACAAAGCCACACCGACACAATTGCGACGGTGTGGCTGTCGGGCGGAACGGCGGGGCAGAGTTATGCGCTGGGCTGTGCGGTGACGACGGCGGTCGGCCGCGTGGACGAACGCACGCTAACCATTGTGGTTGTGGAGAGATAGGGAATGGCGCAGAAGACAGTCTGGCAGAATCGCATTGTGGGCCATGCAGACGTTGACCCGCAGACACTAACCGCCAACCCGCTCAATTTTAGACGCCACCCGAAGGCGCAGGCCGACGCGACCACGGGCAGCCTCAACGAACTTGGCTGGGTGCAGGATGTACTCGTGAACAAGACGACAGGGTGCATGATTGACGGCCACTTGCGCGTGGAGTTGGCGCTGAAGCACGGCGCGGCAACTGTGCCCGTCAAGTATGTGGAATTGTCGGAAGCGGAGGAACGGCTCGCGCTAGCAACGCTTGACCCGCTGACCTATATGGCGGAGACGGACGCGGCGGCGCTGGAGGCGTTGCTGGGTGAAGTGGGCGCAGAAGATGCGGCGCTTGGCGAAATGCTGGAACAAATGGCGCTGGAAAACGATCTGGCGCGCGTGCAATCCGTCAGCGGGGAGAGCATCGTGCTGGGCGAACTGTCGAAGGGGGCGGGCGCTGTGAAGGTTGTTTTGCCCGTTGCTGGTGCGGGGCTACTGGAGCGGGCATTGCTGGCTACGGGGCTGCAAAACCGCGCCGACGCTATTGCGCTCATCTGCACACACTATCTGGGTGGGGATGATGGCGCAGAAGGACAATAGCACCTTGCGGCGCAAGGTTGCGCTGCGCACGAATCTGTTGGCAACGCTCAATGGGATGGGCGAATCGCCCGTGGTGCTTGAGGGTTTTGGCGGCGTCGGTGCGATTTATCACCGCTGCTACCGGGGTATTGGGGTGGGTGTCGTATTTGAAAAAAATGAAGAGAAGGCGAAGCAACTGGCAGTCTCCCGTCCGACGTGGGCAGTATACGAAGGCGACACCGCCGCACTGTTTCGCTCCGGAATCGGCTCGCACTTGCCGGTGAACTTCCTTGATCTCGATCCGTATGGCGGTGCGTGGGACTATGTGGAAGCGTTCTTCGGGAGCGAGCGTCCCTTTCCGTCCACGCTGGCATTGGCAGTCAACGACGGTTTGCGCAACAACATCAAGATGCATGGCTGGGCGACGGATGCGATCAGCGACGCAATCCAGACGTTCGGGCAGAAGGAAACGTATGCCAATTACCTGGAAGTGTGCCGCTGGAAACTGGAAAAGATTGTGGGTCAGCGAGGCTATTCGCTGACCCACTGGACAGGCTATTACTGCGGCCACAATAACGACATGACGCACTACGCAGCCATTTGCAGGCGCACGCCGTGATGCTGGTCGATGTACTTGGGATTGTGGTAGCCCGCGGGGAGATACTTTTGCAGATCATGCTTGATGTAGTGTTTCACGCCAAGCCTGTTCACAGTCTCCAAAATGCGGTGCGTGTACGACTCCCAATCCGTGGTGTAGGTCATGGGTAGGTAGTTCGCTCGCCCGATTTTGTAGAGGTCAACAAATTCATGTGTATTCTCGATGATACTGAGGCTGCTTTTGGTGTCGATGGTCGGCTCCAGGCTCACCCACGTGAAGATTCCTGCGTCGTGGAACTTCTTCAGCGTGGCGATGCGGTCGGCGGGCAAGGCCGCCCCGCGCTCCCACTTCAGAGAGAATGCGTCATCAAGGCTGGTGAGCGTGGAAGCGAAGGCGTCACGCTCAGGGCGAAACAAGTCAAGGTCGCGCAATGCGCGTGCACCGCCCTTTGTGAGGGTGCAGATGCCCATGCCGCGCCGCTGAAGGTTCAGCAGGACATCACGGGTCAAAGCATTGTCGCCGGGGTGATATGGGTCGGTCGTGAAGGAGAGCATCACTTGTTCGGAGATGCCAAGCGCCTGGTACTTGCGAGTGTCCTTGTCGAGCGCATCAAGGAAGGCGGTGCGCTCATTCGCTCCGGCGTCAAACTCTGCCCGCTCCATGTGCAACACTTTGGGCACATAGCAGTAGGCGCACTTGTGCCCACACCCCCGGTATGGATTGGTAGCGAGTTTGGCGTACTCTCCGGCTTGGCCGCGCGGGGCATAAACAATCGAGCAACCCTTGACACTCCAACCGTCTTCGTTCAGCGTGTACTTATTCATGCGATTCTCCTTGCGGCTTGGCGACGGTCAGTTCACCGTCTGCAATTTGGCGCAACAGCATGCGCCAGGAAGGTTTCGGCGGCTTTGGGCCGCGCACAGGCACTGCGTTTAACTGCTTGGCCAACGCATCGAGCGCCAGCCACTGCGCTTCCGACAATTCAATCGTCCGGCGGTTGTTCGGCATCGGCTCTCCTTTTTTGTAAAAACTCGCGAGTTTCACACCAACAGTATAACACAAACTCGCGAGTTTTACAATGGTTTTACGGATTGATTGTGAAATTTCATGAACTGAGTTTCTGCCCATGACTGCGCCGAAGGGTGCGACCAGCGCACACCGCATTGCCGAAATTGAGCGCCGCACGCAGGCGCTGCGCTACCGCAAGGCGGGCCTCTCCTACGAGCAAATCGGCGCGCAGATGTCCATTACACGCCAGGCAGCCTACCAGTTGGTGCGCAAATCGCTGGACAGCATGCAGGCGGAGAATGTCGAGTCGCTGCGCACGCTCGAGAATGAGCGCCTTGACGATATGCTGCGCGCCATCTATGCGACTGCCACGAAGGGGGACACCGGCGCGATTGACCGCATCCTGCGCATTATGGAGCGGCGCGCCAAACTGTGGGGGCTGGACACGCCCGTGCGCAATGAGCACACGGGCAAGGACGGCGGGCCAATTGCATTCAAGGGAGCACTGGCGACCTACGAACTGGGGGCCGATGAAGCCGGGACAATCTTTGACGAGCTTGCGGCAATTGGCGCACTCCAACCCGCGCCTGATGACGCCGCGGGTGACGCCATACATTCCGTTCCGTCCGACGCCTAAGCAAGCCGCCTTTTTGCTGCTGCCCCATCGCGAGGCGTTCTACGGCGGCGCAGCGGGTGGAGCCAAGAGCACGGCCTTGCTCATGGCGGCGCTCCAATATGTGGATGTGCCCGGCTACGCTGCGTTGCTCCTGCGCCGCACCTACGCGGATCTGTCGCTGCCCGGCGCGCTCATGGACAAGGCGCACACATGGCTGCAAGGCTCGGACGCCCGTTGGCGGGAGAACACAAAGACGTGGGAGTTCCCGAGCGGAGCGAGCATCACCTTTGGCTACCTGGAAGGGCCGCGTGACCACTTTCGCTACCAGTCTTCGGAATTTCAG